CAGCAAGTCATAGGGCTTGTGTGCCGTTTTGCAGAACCAGTCGCAGGGGTTGGTTCTGCTTTTCTCATGCCAACGAATGGAGAATGTCTCATGGTCAAGATCCGCCGAGGCATCACCATTGAACCAGATTTCGCTTTCGTTGAATACTGGTTTGCCCTCACCAGACCCGCCGCGAATCTTAAAAAGATCCTGACGTTCGATGAATTTGGCAAACCTCTTAATCTGACCGCTTGCCGATTTGAATTTGCGGCGAAGCGTCTCAGTGCATTCGATTTTTTCGGGACTGTATTCCCAATAGTGTGTGTATCCCATATGTTTTTATGTGTTGTGGTTTATCGGGGAAGATTCCCCATTCTGCCCTCTCCGAAGAGAGGACAGATGGGAAACCCTCGCCTAATTGGCAAGGACTGACTGCCTGACAGCCTCGCGGCCACGGGAGAGCATCTTGTCACGATCTCCCGCGAGCATGGCGATGAAATTGCGCTTATGCTCTGCTGCTGAACCAAGCTGCGAGCGGTAAACCCGCGAGGCAAGGTTGGCTTTGCGGCCAGTGCCGTTGCCACTTGTCCAGTATTCTGTCGCACCATTGGCGAGGTCATACAGGTTGCGGCCCTTGTTTCCGATGCCATTGGCAAACAGGTCAGCAATTTCCCGTGCCGCATTCATCGAACGGGTAGCGAGTTTGTTTTCTTTGGCGTCTGTGGTCATGCAGAAGTATCCCGCAGCCATAGCGAGCGCATCATTAGCGTCACAGGCGTGATCCGCGAGGTATTCCATGACTTTGACAAGCTCCACGCGACCCTTGAGGATAGCGTTCAGGAGATCCCCCAAACCTTCAAGCGCGAATTCGGCGTTTTTGGTATGGTAAACCTTGAACTTGTTTTCCGCCGCATTACGCGACCACTGAAACGTATTCATGCAAACGATACGAATTGCAGAATCGAAAGATTCCATGGCAATCGTGCCGTCATGCGAGGTAACGAAGTTGAGATTTGCTTTGAACTTGTCCCCGTTTATGACGAGGTCAGAATTCCCAATGTCGCACGAGATGGAAAACTTCTTTCCACGCTCCAACGTGCAGACACTTGTCACATTGCAATCCAAATCCCGAAGGGATTTTTGCATGACGTTCCAGATCTCGCGATTGCTGATCACTTTGTATCCCGCTTTCGGAATGTGAAGCGGAACCAATGCATCTCGCCCCGAAAGATCAGGGCGAACTTTGCGGTGATCCGCGACGAGGACTTTGTAGTCTTCAAGGGTTGCCTGTTCCCCGTCCACCTGAACGTAAGCGGGGGACTCGATGATATCGAAAAGCAGAGGCGAAACCTCTTGATCTCCGATTGCGCTAACGTGTTGCGCTAATCCATGCCATTCGGTTCCTTGAACGGACAGAACGATGTCATGGGGTTGTTCGATTTTGTGACTCATATGTGTTTTTGTGTTTGTGTTTTGTGGTGTTTTGTTCGCCGCCCTTTGTCACCCTCATTTGAGGAACAGAGTTTGTCGAACGAAAGTAAAAATAGCGGGGGGAAATTGTTTGTCAACTGGTTTTTTTAACATGGAAAGAAAAAAGATTCTGCCCCTTGTCACCTTGTCACGAGGAAACGCTTTTGTTTTGCGGGGTGATGGCATGGCGGGGCGGGAAAGAAAATCGTTTTGCGGGGCATTTAAAGCGCGAAAATCGGGCGGGACGGGGCGGAGGATTGAACTTCCGCCCCTTGTCACATTAAGTATCCGTGTATGGGTTGCGAATCCACCGCCGCGAGGCATTTTGTTTTTCGGTCAACGTGACGACTTGCCAAGTGTCCCCGATTAGAACGGAAACAATATCATGCGCGTAAACGCTCCCCGTTTCGGTGAAGTCTCCCTCAACTTCTGCAAGGCGGATATTACCTTTGCGATTATCTGCCATAGTCGCGAACCATCCATTTCGGAGGCGGAATCGCGTCCCCTTCTTTATATCATTTGTTTTCATTTGTATTTTGTTTGATGGGTTTCCCCGTGTTGCTCCCTGTCACACTCAGGGAACAAATGCGGGAAAGCCTCAGTGAACGCCAATGGCAATAGGGACGCCACGGAATTTTTCAGATCCGCAGGCATGGCCCGATGGTGTGCAATCCCCGCATTTCCCCGAACAGACAAAAACGCGCTTTCCAGCCTGTTCCCGAACGTCCCGCGCATAGTCTGCAAATCCCGCATTGCGCTTGCTCTGGTATGCTCTCCCATGATCGCGGGAGGTGTTCACCGCGATGAATTCGCCCCGTGCAATGGGAAGACGGGAAACGGCTTGTTTTTCCGCATCTGTCCCGCTTCCCCCGCTGGAAAGGTTCAACAGGTAATTAGACGGGAAACGTGCCCCGCTGTCCGCATAGGCCAGAAGAAGCTTCCATGACTTGGAATACCCATACACTTGCAGATCTGGCCGCGCAAAGCAGAGGCGAAACCAGAACGCGAGGATTTCGGGGGAAGCAAAGTCTCCATCAACATACAAGCGGACAATGGCATTTTGCGGGAGAGCCATCCATGCCGTGACGATTTCGTCTCTCCCCGCTTTTGTCCGCAAACGGATTGAATTAATGAGTTGACGCATGAAAGCGGCAGGATAGCGCCAAGCCTTGAAGCTGTAGCAGAATCCCCCCATGAGATCACCTGATGCCCCGTAGAGACAGGCTCCCGCTTGTGGGCAGTCAATCCCCGCGAGGGAGGAAAACGCATAGAAAGGCAGCTTCCCGTTGCCATTCTCGAAAATCTCGGGGAGTTTCCCCGATTCCAACCTTTCTAGGGCCCCCCGCCAACCCTTGCCCCCGTCTCTCGCCTTGGAATGAATCGCGCACCATTGCGCCCGTTCCGCGAGAATGGGTTTAATCGGTTCCGCATTGCCAAGGGCAACGCATGACACTGCCCCCGCATAAAGCGAGAGCATGAAAGCCTTGGAGGCTTTTTTAGCGGCGAATTTCCGCTTGCGTGTAGTTTTTTTCATAGGGAAATAAAAAAGATTCTGCCCCTTGTCACCTTGTCAAAACGCTTTTGTTTTGCTTCTTATCGGGCATGGATAGGGGGGATTCGCGGTCATTTTGGCCTCAAAATGGGGTGGAATGGCTCTGAATCGGCCTTGTTCGGGGCGTTTTGGAGGCGTTTGCGGGGGTCGGACCCGCCCGCGCCTTGTCACTCTATGCCAATTCCCGCAATGCTTTAAGGGTTGGCTTGCCTTTTCCGCCTATCTCGCGCCATGCTGCAACGGTTGAGGGGCCGTCATGGTTCCAAGTGGAAGCGCCCGCAAGCGTATTTTCTACGGATTGCATGAATCGTTGCAGTTTTTCCGCGTTATTCGCCCAAGGCAAGGCGGACATTTTTTCTCTGTATATGTTGATGAATTGTTCTTTTGTCATGGTATGGGTTTTTCTGTTTTTGGGTGGAGCATTGCGCCCCGTGCTGCCCCCTCCGAAAAGGGGACAGATGCGGGAATCAATCGCGGGATAGTCTAGCCTTGGCAACCTTGGCCGCGCATTTTGGGCAGGCAGGCAATCCGCTTTGGTCTTCAATAGAGGTATCCCAGCAAAGGAAATGCCCCTTAATTCCGCAGGCAATGCGCCCGTTTATGGATGCATGGCTATGGAATGCCCAGTCCCCCTTGCCAAAACGGGGAGACTCGTCCGCGTTCCCTCCCACGGGATAGATTTCAATTTTCATGGGTGGCGCTAGTGTTGAAAAAAATACTTGATCAGACAGAGCCCGAAAAAGGGAGAACACCCCGCCCCAAAGACCAGTGCAAAGGGAGAAGCTTCTTTGAATTCTCGAATGATCCCGCCAGCATAGAAAGCAAAGCGGGACGGGTTGCGAATAATGGCGCGAACGTGCAAGGCGCATCGTCCGCATGACGTTTCTGGATTATTTTTTTTCATGGCGATTAAATGCGAACAAACCCAAAGCTTTCCATCGAAGCCCGCAAACGAATAAGGCTAATAATTCTTTCCGCTTCTTTCTTATTTGGCAAAGAAACGATTGCAAGGGCATTGCCTCGATCATCCGAAACGGAAACCTCCCAAGCATTGCCAACTTTCACGGGTTCAAGATCAAGCAATCCGCCATCGCGGAAAGCATCTTGCATAAGTTCAAGTCTCCAATTTTCCAAGGCGCAATGCCCTTGGCCGTTCGTGGTGTTTTGACTCATAACGGGGACAATATCGGGCGGGGGACAAATTAAGGCAAGGGAAATTTTCAAACTATTTTTAGCAAATCGATAAACCTTAATTAGAATAATTATAAATAAGACTTGGCAAAGTGCGGGAAGGGAAATTCACGAAAGAGAAAACGTGCATTGCAATACACGACAATATTGTCAGGTATTGCCAAGGAATCACGGGCGGGGTTTTCCTTCCGAGGGTTGGCAAGGTGGGGAAGGTTGGGCGGATTGTCTCTCCCCATAGGCGAGGAATGGGGGGAGGGTTTTCTTTTCGGGGTTTCCCCCTACTCTCTCCCGCTGTTCCCCCTTGGAAGGTGCGCTTTCGCGTTGCCTGCCATTGTGCGCTTACTCTGTCAGCTTCCGAGGGTCATCATAGCGGACGCCTAATCAAAGCGCCTCTGCTGGCCGTATAAGCGGAGACTCATCTATCAAGTCATGGGATCATGGCAGGATGGTGCGACAACAGCGAACCAACTATCAGCGCGGACGGGTGGACGGGACAGAGCGGGACAGCCATCCGATAGGCGCGAACCCACTCGCAGATCACAGACCCCACCACACCCGTCTCACCCCCGACCTTCTCTTGGCGCGGGCACTGCGCTGGGGAAAATACCCTGTGTCAAAAATTTTCTGTGCAAAAGTAACCCGTCAAGTAATAATTTGTAATGAACGCTACTACGCTATGGGACGCTATTTGAGCGTGGTGTAGCGTGGACGCTATCGCGCTATCCGCCCTTATATAGGGGCGGTAGAGCGTAGCGTTGTATGCGTTATACAATCGAATGACTGTATACCCCCGTCTCTTCTCTTTCTGGAGAACCCCCTACCCCCCTTCTTTTAAGCTGTCCCCGTCTTAAATATTTTTCTCTGTTATAAATTCGGGGCTGGTTTTATAACGGGTTACTCTATTAAAGGAATTGGCTCTATCCTTTAATATGTCTACGGCTTAGACATGTTGGGGGGAATGTGTCGATATTATGGGGTTTTGTGTACAGGTTCGGGCTGGTTGGGATTTAGGAACAGGTCTTCTTCTGTGGAGACGAGGTATAGGTTGGAATAGGAGTTGTCTCCTATCCTTATCTCTACTTCCTTGTCTTCCTGCTCTTTGGTTAGGGTTGCCCTTATTAGTCCTGAGAGTTGTTTGTAGGTCATGGTTGCGGGGTTGGGTCTGGTCTTTGGGCTAGAAGCCCTCTTAATTGCGTTCTATAGCTCTTCTGGAGGGGTTTCTGTCCAGATACCTATCAAGTCCTCATAATGGACTACAACGTCTTCTAGGCGCTTCTGGATACCCAAGTAGTTGATAGCATCTGACAGGACGTAGAAGTAGACTGGATTTGCCCCGCCCGACCTTCCCCCGATTTGAACCCTGAAGGTGTGCCACTGTTCCCCTGTCTCTTCGTCTTGGTATTGGGGGATGAAGATGGGGACTTCGGGGTCTTCGACCTTCTTTACTATCCTATATGCTGTGCGTATGGAGACTTTCATATTTCGGGGCTTGACTGTTAACTACGGGGGTTTATTCAAGCCAAATTTGAACTATTGTTCATTTGGTATGCAATTGTCATCTTCCAAGAAGATTGGGGTAGCATCCCCGACATAGGCTCCAGCCACGTTGTAGTCGAAGTATTCTAGGGCTTGTTCTTCGTCCATGCCTTGGTCTATGAAGCATTGGATGGCTTTGGACTTGGAGTAGATGGCTATGGGGTCATTGAACTGGTAGCCTATTCCGATAAAGGCTTCTTCTAGGCCGTCTGCGAAGACCGCCGATTCTTCTCTTTCCTTTAGGAGCTTGTCTGCCTCTATGGTGGTCATGGTTCGGGATTTGGGGTGGGCCATTCGTCAATCGGGCCCAAGGGTATGGGCTTGTTGAGCATAAAGGGCCGCTGGTGGGACTTTCTGCTGCTGGGCTTGCGACGATAGCCAACGAGGCACAAAGTCTCTCCCACGGGGTTGTAGATGGGAAGTAGCCTCCCATCCTTGAGTAGCTTATTGATCTTGGGATTCACGTTTCGGGGTTTTGGGGTATGGATTGCTGGGTTGCGGTCTTGCTTGACTCCTATTTGTTTTGCTCGCATAAATAAAATCGTAGTTGTCCCGATACTTCGGCCCATCCACTTTCCTTGGTTTATCTCCTTTACCAGCCATCTAAAACTCCAATGGGTCAATAACCCACCCTAATTGGGGATGGCGGTCTGTGATTCGGCGTTGCAGCCCCTTAACGAAGTCATCTCCAGACTCTTTGATGTCGCTATCCAGCCAATCACGGGCAGACTCCAACAGAGACCTTAACGTGGATTCGGCGTGGCTCAGATCGTCGTTAAGTTGTTCGATTGTATTATTCATGTAAGTAGGTGGGGACGGAGGAGTGAAAACACACAGAAAGGCTCCCCCGCCCCCAAATTTACTAGAATGCCTCGTCTACTTCTTCTTCCTTCTTGTAAGGAGGAGAGAACTTAAGGCTGATGTAGTCCACTCCCTTTTGGGACTTCTGTTTCCAGCCCGCAACGTCAAGGAGGACTCCGTTGACCATCACCTTACCCTTGTGGGTTGGGGCTTTGGGGTTATCACTTTTGTTCGGGAACAATGCTCCCGAATTGTCTTTTTGTTGGTTATTCATAGTTAGTTTATTTCTTTATTATCTCTTCACTAATGGCTAGTAGGTCTACTGTAGGCACTACGGTCATCAGATCTTTTCTACCAGTTCTCTGGTAAAGTTTATAGACAGCGGGTTTCAAGCTTTGTTCACTATTTTCTGTCAATCCTTCGATAAATGGCATGAGGGTGCGGCGTTTAACCACTATCCAGTGGGCGCGGGTTTCAAAGACGATGTAGTCCGCTTCTCCGTAAAGCCAGCCCAGATCTCCGTTGACGTTGCGTAGTTCGATGTAGTGCATCCGATCTGTGGGTTCGGGGTCGGCACGATTCCATTTCTTCATCGCCTTAACATCGTATTTGGTGCCAGCTACCGATTTAACGTCCCAATGCTCATGGATATCCTGCTCCTTGGTAGCAAAGACGGGCCCACTAATGTGCTTTGCAAATTGCTGTTCGGCGCGTTGCCCGATCTCAAAGCATGTGTTCATATTTCAATCTTTCTAAAGATTTTAGTTTATTTTGAGGAATAAAGTATGCTGGTGGACGCCTCCCATAGACTTGAAGCCATTCTTTTTGCTTGGCATCGCGGCCCAAAATCCATCCTCTAACGTTATAAATTCCATTCTTGCCAGTGACAAGAATCCATATTGCGTCATTGTCATCTTCTGGCCTAACAATCAAATCATAGTGATGCTCGCTTCTTGTTCTAACCTGAATTCCATTTAAGTCATTAGCC